CGCGACTTACTTGCGTCCACAGGGATATAAAATCCCTTTGGATGAACGATGGTGTTATGATAGCACCAATAATTATTTATGTCAAGTCTTTGGTGGACTCCAAATTTTAGGGTTCTGTCTCCCTTCAGTTTGAGTAAATTTAATTAAGTTTTTTCTATACTTGTCCCAATACTCATCAAAAATATCTGCTTTTTTAGAAGCCATTACAATATCAAATTTTGTAACCTCTCCATCAATATACTCAACTAAAAAAGCAGTACAGGGAAGTGTTCTATCTTGTGCCAGCGTAGGATCACAATCCCTGTGAATCATTCTAATACCTTTACCCATATCAAGAACGTCCTCCCCATTTGATTTGGGGAAACGCCTCTGATACACAAGCTTTGGTAATTTTGTACTTGTCTTGTAACTTCTTATCTTTCATTAGACACAAAACTTCTGCTTCTTCAGAATGAAGTCCTTCTAGAAGTTGAATGAATAATACTTCTCTTCTGCTCTTAGTAATAGAAGCACCGCCTTTGAAAAACAGATAAAGTTTACGATACTCTCTTTCAAGAAGAGTGTGATCAGTTCCTTTAGGAGATTCATTCGGTGTGTATGGTACATTCCCTTCAGGAAGCATAGAAATTACAGACTCATCATAATTAGCAATCAAAATTTGACGAATAGCATCAGAATTATACTCACGAAGTAGTTTAATTTTATCTGCTTTTGTTTTAGCATTGCTAACTTTTTGAAAAATCTCAGAAATTAGTAGTCTCATTTTAATATAGGATTGGTGTAAAAATTGTTGAGCAAATCATACATTTTATGATTACGAAGATACTCAAAAAGTAAGTTCTTCCTTTGCTTATTTAGTGCCTCAAAAACATAGGCATTTAATATAGTTTGTTCAAGTTCTTCAGGGATACAATCTAAATCAATCAGAATTTTATTTCTTAAATAATTTTCACGATGTTCAGTTGTTTTACAAAACCTACTTGGGTCTTGATCTACCCAAACGTTTAAGTTTTTTTGAGTAATTCTTTTTTGTGTTTTGTCTGTACAAACAAACGTATCATCATCCGATAAAATATTTGGTATTCCATCAGATTTATCACCTCTAATAATATGTTCTTTTATAAAATAATAAGGACTATCAGAAGTAATGTATTGTTTTTTTGATGGATTGTATTGATATACTCCAGGATATTTTTGTAACTGTATGAAGTCTTTATCAGCAGACATTATAAGAATTTTTTCTTTCGGTTTTTTATTCCTACACAAAACTGAAATGATGTCATCAGCTTCTGCTCCATGAACTTCTAGAACAGTAAATATATCAAAGTATTCTTTAATTTCATACTTGATTTTATTAAGTAAATCAAATATTTTTACCCAGTCTAATCCAGATACCTTACGTTCAGTTTTTCTAGACGCTTTATAATATGGAAAGTAATCTTTTCTCCAGTAGTGTTTACTATCATAAGCAAGAACTATGTTATTACCATACTCCTTAGAATATTTTTTATGATAACTATGAATAGTTTCTAGAATTACTTTACGTATCCAATTTTCGTTTAAGGGGTCCTGTTTAAAGAACCCCATCAAGTTACTTATCATAACTTGATTCATATCAATAATAATCATCCTCCTCTTCCTCATCAATAAATCTTACAGAAAGAAGCTCTTCATTGATGATAAATCCATCATCATCAATCATCTCAGGATGTAATTCAGGAGAGTTCTTTTTAGCAATTAAATTGTAAACAACGTCGTTGGTATGCCATCCTACAATAATACCAACTAACCCAAACAGAACCATAAAACATGCTGAAATAAAATAAAATGCTGTTGATTCCATGTTTGTACTCCCCGGTGATTATGGTAATTCCCTCCAGGTAAATTCAAATTTAAAATTAAATTCTTTACGGAAGAGGGATAAAAGTTTATCTATTTTTAATCCTTTTGTTTTAGGTTCCTTATTACCCCTCCTGAGCATTAGCTCTACACCTTTATTTATAGGGAGTTTTTCATCCATTTGAATTAGATCTCCTCGATTTTAGTAGACCAATAGATACAAGATGCTTGACTGTATCTGTAAGACCACCTATTTCATTTCCGTCAATTACAGTATGAGGAAACGAAGTTACATTAGGAAATTTCTTTTTGAATTCTGTCCTGGAAATATCAATACCAATTAAAACTGGGGTATATACCAGTTGTGCTCTGGACATTACCTCAATCATTTTAGTACATGACGTACATCCAGGAATTTTATATACTTTAATATCCATAAAAAAATGGGCGATCACTCGCCCATTATACTTGATTGATTTTTACTTGTCAACTGAGTCCCAGTCTTTTTGAAATAGTTCCAACCCTTTGTCTGTCATAATGTTTTTATACATCTTCCAGAATACTACTGGTGGCATCGTACAAACGTCAGCACCAGCAAGAGCACAAGCTTCTACAGTTCTTACATCACGAATAGATGCTGCTAGGATATTAGCGTTGTAATCATGGTAAAAAGTAGAATCTTTAATGTTGTATTCATGGATCTTATTGATAAGATCCACACCATAAACTCCATTGTCTTCCCATCTACCTACGAATGGAGAAACATAATCTGCTCCAGCATTCTTAGCAAGAATATATTGTGCCAAAGAGAACACAAGCGTTACATTAACTGAGTGTCCAATGGAAGACAATGCCTTACAAGTCTTTAGACCAGGGAAAGTCATAGGAACTTTGATAGTGATGTTACCATCCATACAAATGTATTCCTCTGCTTGTTCCATCATGCCATTGACATCATCTGCTACAACCTCAGCAGAGATACTATCAAGAGCAGGGAAAGACTGTCCGATCTCTCTAATAACATCTTGTGGTTGCCTACCCGACTTGAGGATTAGAGTGGGGTTGGTTGTCACTCCATCCAACAGTCCAGTTTCATATGCCGCAGCGATCTCATCTACATCGGCAGTGTCAAGAAATAGCTTCATTTTGAATTGGTTGTAATACGTCTAAGTAAGAAAAAATATAATATTTACCTAAGGTCAGAAACCTGTCAGTAAACACATCTTCAAAATGTTCTCTTATAAATTCCAACTGTTTTTCAAGTCTTTCTCTTCCAAGAACATAAAATTGAGCAACAGATTGAGCATAGAATTGCATCATTCTATTTCGATCTCCTTTTTTAAATCCATCAACATAGATATCCCTAACCTCATCAAGTAGGTCATGAATACTAGGATCAAATTTAATTATATCACCGTTATTTAATTTTAATTTTTTAGATTTAATGGCAGACATTGATGTTGACATACATAGTCTAGTCTGTTCTAATCCAAGAGCATAAGGTTCTTCTAATCTAAAAGCATATTGTGTACATCCATTTGTACACTCTAGAGCACGAATTAAAGCAACACTATCTAATGCTTCTGGAGTTTGTTGTGACCAAACTTGAATGTATTCATTAACCCATGTTTGAAATTGTTCATTATCAGAATAAGATTCCATGTAAGGAATCTTATTTAATTTTTTAAAGTCAACTATCATTACAATAAATTATTCTACGTGTACAGTCCCGATCATACCAGCACCCTTATGAGGAGCACACCAATAAGTATAGTCTCCTACCTCAGGAAAATCGACCGTAAAGTCTTCGCCTGGCATCATCGCAAGAGCTTCATGACTTAGTTCAGGATGATCTTCTACAACGACATTATGAGGAGGAAGCATGTTATTAATAAAGTGAACTGAGTCGCCAGCATTAATAGTGACTTCAGCAGGGTCAAAAACAAGACTACCATTGGCACCCATTTGAACGTCAACAGCCCAAGCAGGAAGTGCCAAAAATAATGAAGCAAATAAACCTAATAAAAATTTCATAGTAAGTATTATTACTACATTATGTAGGTTATTTTCAGTTAGTTTTAAAGTTAATGTAACGTATATTTGTTTTGAATTCCTGACTTAGATTACCACCTCATCCCATGCTTTTTTAAAGTTACGATCCCAGTTGTCAGTATAAACTGGAAGGAAAGCATTCAGGGCATGGGCGATGTCATGAGCAGCATCCATGCGATTGTTATCCATTGCTTCAGTCAGTTCTTCTAACATGAAACTAATTGTAGTAATGTTGGAGAATGACTCTTCCAACTTGTTCATTACATCCCAGTTCTTACTCATCATTCTGACTCTCCAGTGCTTCTTTGAGTGCTTCTGCTACATTCTCTTTGAATGAACGATAAGGAATGAAGAGTTCATCATCCTCAGTCTTATAGTCCTGGTGTGTCTCTTTGAACTGACGCTCTACCTCATACACAAGGTTAGATACAATGTCATTGATAACTTCCACATGTTTGGCAGGAAGGTTAATCCAATTGGAACCAGGGAACATATCATCTTTGACACGATTCAGCAATGCTTTCTTACAATGCCACTGACTATCAAAGATCTGAGTAAATGCTTCCCAGTCATGTTGAGATTTGAAATTAGGAATACTCATAGTGTCTGATCGACTATAAGAGTATTATACAATAAAAAAGCACCCCTGTAAAGGAGTGCTGTGACGGTTGTGGAAGTGGTTTAGAGAGCATTTCCACGAGGGAGCACTTCCTCTGGAAATACAAAATTCTCATGTGGTTGGTCAACTGGTGCCATCCAAGCACGGAGTCCTTCATTGAGGAGGATGTTTTTCGTGTAGAAGGTCTCAAATTCAGGATCCTCAGCAGCACGAATCTCCTGACTCACAAAATCATATGCACGAAGGTTGAGTGCAAGACCGATGATCCCGATTGAAGATGTCCAGAGACCCATAACAGGAACAAACAGCATGAAAAAATGCAACCAACGCTTATTGCTAAACGCAATACCGAAAATTTGTGACCAAAAACGATTAGCCGTAACCATTGAATAAGTTTCTTCTTCTTGAGTAGGCTCAAATGCCTTGAATGTATTTGATTGTTCACCATCTTCAAACAAAGTATTTTCTACAGTAGCACCATGAATGGCACAGAGAAGAGCACCACCCAGGATACCTGCTACACCCATCATATGGAAGGGGTTCAGGGTCCAGTTGTGGAATCCCTGTAGGAACAACAGGAACCTGAAGATAGCAGCAACTCCAAAGGAAGGAGCAAAGAACCAAGATGATTGTCCCAGTGGATACATCAGAAACACGCTGACAAACACAGCGATAGGACCTGAGAAAGCAATAGCGTTGTAAGGACGAATGCCAACCAGTCGAGCAATCTCAAACTGGCGAAGCATAAATCCTATGAGAGCGAAGGCACCGTGGAGCGCCACAAAATTCCAGAGTCCCCCAAGTTGGAACCAACGGATGATGTCTCCCTGAGCTTCTGGACCCCA